GCATGCGTGGCGAGTTCACGGGCTGTTTGAATAGCATCTTCACTCATGTCAGCACTTCCATCTGGCTAGGGCTGCCGCCTTGCGGGTAGGCTTGCCCTTTTCATCTTTCATCGGACCCGGCATCCCAGACATACGAGCGCAGAACGAATCCTTGCGCTTGCCGCCTTGGGGCTGCGGGGCTTTGAGATTGCTACCGGTGGCAGCGTTGTACTTGGCCCGGCCCTTGGCAGTCAGGCCCGCCCCTTTGGAGACGGGTAGCTTTTCGCCACGACCGACCGCAAGGGAGGGGGTCTTCTTAGCCATAGAACAAAACGATGGACGTAGTGTTCGTCACCGTGCCGTGCAAGTCACCCTCTTTGCAGAGAACGCCTTGGCCCGGAACGGGGATGATTGTGTAACCGGCAGTGGAGCTGGCAGCAGTGTTGACCGTGGCGATGATGTTGCCAGAAGCCCCACCCTCACGGATCACTACAGACCCGGCGGTTTCGCCATTCACGGCGTAGATCGCTTTGAGACGACTACGAGGAATGTCTCCATTGTTTTGGGCCTTGAAGTTGCCAGTCGCCGTCAGCGGCTTGGTTGCCAAGACGTCAGTTTGCATCGTCATAATTAATCTCCTGTTAGACGGGGGCCGAAGCCCCTGAGATCAATTAACCGGCCGAGACTTTGAGGGTGCCTGCGTCATTCCAGAGACGGCCAGCAACCGTTGGGTCGCTTGTTGGCAGCGCGGTCATGGAGATGGATGCGTTGGTCAGCGATGCGACGCCCGAAGCTGTCAGCGTAGTAGCTGCAACAGGACCAGCAACAGCGCCGGTAACTGCGCCAATGAAGCCGTTTGTCGATGTGACTGGGCCGGAGAAGGTGGTTGAAGCCATGATGATTCCTCACATGCGAGTTGAGGTGTTCTGTCTGCATGTCGTCGGCCCGGAGCCGTCAGAACACCGGAAAAGTCCGGGGTGCTTGCAATATACCATTGCGTTTAAACCGATGCAATAAAAAAAGGGAGCCGAAGCCCCCTTTTTTCAATCCGGTGGATTAGGAGCCCGAAGAGCCCCAGATACCCAGTGGATCACTGAAGCCGAAGCTGTAACGCTCACGGGCTTTGTAACGCACGTTGCCGGTATCGAAGTCGCCGTCCATCGAGGTCTGCATAGGCGAACGCTCGAAGTGCTTCAAACCGTTTGGAACGTCAGTGGTCAAGAACCAAGCGTTGTTGTCGGTCAAGAAGTGGTTGACGGTATAGCCACCAGAGATGGTGCCCATCGACTTCAACGCGTTGATGTCGTTGTCGGCGGTAGCCACGCGCAATTCGGTGTCAAGCAGACGCTTGGCGACGAACATGAGCGATGGAGGGATAACCAACTTGACAGGCTTGGCAGCGATCAACAGGCCGCGCTCGTCCACCCAAGCAGCGATCTGGATCGTTGCGTTTTCAAGGGAGGTTTCGTTCAAGTCAACACCAGTGGTGGGGCTGTTGTAGTTAACGCCGCCGCCAACCAGAGGGTGACCAACGCGAGTGCCGCCGCTGTTGTTGCCGAACAAAGACACGCCGTCGCCGCCGAGGGCGGTGCCAGCGAAGCCGGTGTTCAGAACAGCAGCAGCTTTGACCTGCTTGGTGAAGGCCATACCGCGAGCCAGAGCTTTGGTGTAGCGGGCAGACAGACTGTCGTACAGGTTGTCTTCCACAGCTTCTTCAGTGATGGAGAAGCCCAAAGCGATGGTTTCGTGGGTATAGCGAGCAGTGAAGGCTTCCTGCGCGTTGTCGTAAGCGATGGCAGAGCCTTCGTTCTTGACAGGTGCAGCGCCAAAACCGGCCAGCTTGGTCTCTTCTTCGAACGAACGCTCAGAGCTTTCGGTCTCGTAGATTTCCTTGTGCTCTTCGCCGTAGCGAGCGTACTCAAGGCCGAACAAAGCATTCAAGCCGGGGAGCAGTTCTTTAAGTAATTGTGCGCGTGAAATAGCCATGATTTAGCTCCTTACAGGCCAACAGCGTTGGTCATGCTGTTGTAACCGGGGTTGAATTTCACCAACACATCAGGGAAAGCGTCGGTCACAGGGGACACGAAGCTGACAATGCGGAAGGCGGCGGAAGTGGTCACAGTGGTTGCATCCAACGCGCTGGTCGAGTTACCAGTACGGGTAGAACCAGTGCTGGTGCTTTGAGCTGCGGCGAAGAAGGTGTTGGCACCCACATCAGATTGGTCGGCAGCGCCGTCCAACTGAGCTTCGAACAACACGTTTGGATCATCCACAACGTAAGCAGTAACCACGCCGGTTGTGCCGGAAGGGTAGTACTGGCCGTAAATCTGCTGACCTTGATCGTTGATGTACGAGCAGCCAACAAAAACACCCAGCGAACCCGTCAGGGTGGTACCTGTGGGGAAAGCGTTGGTGGTAGCGTCCGCGCCGGTAGCGGTGGACAGAGCGATGTAACCATCAGCACCAATGTGAACGACTTGGCCGTAGAAGAGGTTTGTGGCCTCACCAGCGGGGTCGATTAGGAACTGCGAGGTCGCACCTGCGTAGGGCATGCCATCGGCACGCTTTACGGGACGAAGCCCGTAGGGAGAAGCGGTTGTAGCCATTTAAAGACTCCTTGTTACTTTGAACCTGAACCAAATCCACCACGACTCGTCGTTGACTTGCGGTCAGCGAACAGAGGCATGCGTGGGTCATTGTTTCGCATGAAACTGTTATCCACAGACTCCATCTGGGCCTTTGCTTGGTTGGCGTAATACTCATCACGGGCTTGGGCGCGTTCGCGTGGCATCTTGCAGAGCATGAGACCACCTAGTTCGACGTTGCCTGTCTTCGCATTACCCTCCAGCATCAGCTCTGGATGGTCTGCCGCCTTTACCGGCTCCCAACCTTCACGCATCTTGGTAGACACGTTCGTGTTTTGGGCCTCACCAAGAACGTGGGTCGCAATCCAGCGATACACATATCCGGGTTCGGGTGTCGGATCGGGCAATGCATTCGGAGGTGTATACACGTACCGAGTTGTTTTAGCGCGTGACTCGAGGTCACGAGGGGTCCGGGTTGTAGTTTCAGCCATTTGATCTCTCCAATTTTGCTACTTCAGCAGCGTATTGCTGCGGGGTCAGTCCGTACTTCTTTGCCAGCGCAACCTGCGTTGGGGTCAGTTGGACCTTTCTTGCGCCCGTCGAACGAGTCGCTGGGGCAACTACCGAGGTAGGTCGTTTGGAGACATCGCCGGGGTTTGGCTTAGTCTCTGTCTCACCGAAAATTTCGGGAAACGTGGACTTAATGCGAGCATCAATGCGCTCGTAGTAATCGTCAGAGCGAGGATCAACCCCCGAGTTGACTAGTTTCTGGTGCAGCCCTAGTGCAAAGCTGGTAACTTCCTCGTACCCATCAGAACCGAACCACCGGTTTTTTGCCTGCCAGCGAACAGTCTTGTCATCGAGTTCTTGACGGGGTACTTTCGTTTGCTGAGTTTGTACATCAATCTCATCCGTCTGTAAAGGGGCTGGACGAAAGTTTTTTGCAGCCTCGATTCGCATCTTGGCTTCCGTCAGGCGCTCCTGTGCAGCGACCATCTCATCTGAGTCGCCAGACTCGTAGGCTTCCTTGTACTTCCGCTTGGCATCTTCCAGCTCGTTGTCGGCCACCTTCTTGATGGACTCTGCGTACTGTTCAGTGCCGGACTTGACGTACTCTTTGAGCTTTTTGTTCTCGTTGACCATGTGCTCGGCCAGACGCTCCAGCTCCTTCTTCTCTCGCAAAAGGGCCTCTTTGGCCCTGCGCTCATCATGGCGGGCGTGGGTTAGCTCTTTGATGCGCTTTTGAACGCCATCAGAGTAGCTGTCTAACTCGTCGTCGGTGGGGTCAGCCACCTCGCGGTTCAAAGGTTCACGGCCCCGGTCTTTTACCGGAGTGTCGTCAACAATCTCTACCTCGACCTCGTTGTCGGTCGAGTCGTTGGTGTTTTCCAACTCGTCGGGAAACTTGTATTCAGGCATTTTTGCTCCTTAAGCGCGGGTGTAACCCCGGGGGTCTTCCACAACACATTCAATTTGGTCGTCGTTCAGAACCCTGAACTCTTTACCAAACACCTTGAAACGCGTACCGGTATAGGTACGCACGAGCACAAAATCACCAGCTTGGCACCACGGACCCGAGGGGAACTTGGCGGTGTCTTTGTACGCGTCTGGTCCGACCCGTATCACAAACAACACGGTGGTTGCATGCTCTTCGGCTCGCATGGTTGCAGCATCTCGAACGAGGTCGAGGGATGTGCCGGCAATCTTTTCATCAACCTCTGGCACGATACACAGCAGCTTGTAGCCTGTGGGTATCGGTAAGGCCGATGCTTTCTCTTCTGCATCCGCTTCCTCGTCTGGGGCGTCGATTGGTTGGATGTGTTTTGGCAGGCTAATGCCCGGTGGCAGAATGATTTCACTCATCTGGTTGCTCTACTTTCTAAAAACACCGCAAGCTGTGCGGCGAACAGTCCGCCTTTCGGCGGAAAAATCCTCATTCGTCGTCTGTTTCTGCCTTCCGGGCTAAATCCAGCATGTGACGTTCTGCAAGGGCCAAGCCTTGAATCATCCCGCAGAGCTGCTTGTAAGACTCGAAGTCTTTGCACGCGCCTGTAGCCACGTCATCTGCGTAGTTGTTCATGTCCTCACGGATTTTTTCCCTGAGAACCCGGACGAAAGATTCGATTTCTGCGCTCATTGGTTACCTCTCTGTGCGTTACGCATCGCCATGATTTCTGAAACCTCGGTCTTGTCGGCCTTGTCGAGGGCGTCAATGGTCAATTTCTTCTCGGCCAAGTCATTTTTGTCTGCCTTGTCGGCCGCATCGACTGCCAGCTTTTTCTCGTTGAGCTGCAAGCCAGCCTCTTTGATGGCAACCTCGCGCTCTTTGAGCTCCAACTCCTTCTGCTGCATTTGGACAACGGGGTCCTGCGCCTGCTGCTGGGCCTGCTCTTGAGCGGCCTGCGTTTGGCTTTGCTGGAGAACCTGCTGAGAGGCTTGGGCCATCATTCCGGACAGGGCCAACTCGATCTGAGGTGGCAGAGGATCACCCTCGGGTGGCAAAGGCATGCCCAGCTGTTGTTCGATCTTCTGGCGGTAGGCGAATCCAACGTGCTCGGCGATGTGAGCCATGGCCGCCGCTTGGATCATCGCGGCCCGTGGGTTCTGACCCACCAACTGCATGATGATCGGGTCGTTCATCGCCGACATGTGCACCTGAATGTGAGCCTCGTGGTCCTGATACTGGAACGCCTTTACGGGTTTACCCTTAAGCAGGTTCTGGTTCTCGGTGACCGGATCGGTTGGCTTCTGGTCTTCTTCCAAAGGAACGAGCTTGTCTGCGTTTTTGATACCCAGCACATCCAACATTCCACGATGGAGTTGTGGGAGGTCGTAGATGTCGGGGGCCATTTGGGCCAGCTGGATAACTGCTTGGTACTGGACGACCCGCTGTGACAGAGTGGCTGCGTTGGGGTCGCTGACCGGAAGGATGTCCACGTTGCGGTAGTCGCTCTTCTTTGCGCGGGGGCCTTCTTCGCCGTCCGGCTCGTAGGTGTACTCGTCGTCCGTGTAGTCGCGGATGATCGCGGCTAAGAGCTGGAGTTCTTGCTTCAGGGTGAAGTGCACACGGGCCTGAACTGCCGTCATGACCTTGAGCTGACGCTCGAGCAAAGCAAGAGTCGAGCCCACAGGAGCGTTGGCACCCATGTCGCTGACCTTCATGTCGGCTGTTGCGGCAAAGCGGCGACCTTCTTCAACGATGCTGCCCAGCAGCGTCATCAGAACCTGACTGGGTTCTTTGTAAGGCAGGGGTAAGATGTTGTCGCGGATCGTGCCGGAGCCAACATCCACGTCACGGAACTCGCCGGGTGCGATCGGGGTGTCATCACCCTTGATCCGCAGACCACGGGACTTCAAGCCACCGGGGAGGTTGGACAGCGTACCTGCGTCGATCAGCTGGCGCATCAGGCTGGTAGCCGAGTTGGCGAACCCGCCGATCAGGTGGAAGAGGCCGAAGCCGTAGGCACCGAAGCCGGGGATGTACTGGTAGTGGACGAAGTGTTGGCGCTTTAGGTGAAGGCTGTCGTCTTCGTTCCAGTTGCGGCGGATCGCCAAGACGGTGTTTGTGCCACGGATGTAGGTCACCACGTAAGGTAGGGCGATACCGCTGAGCTCGCCATCTTCGTCCTTGTCGGACAGAGGGTCGTCTTTGAAGACGAGCTTTACATGACTCTCGTGCAGGGTGAAGCGCTCGTCGTTCAGGTCGGCGAAGCCGGTTTCCTTGTCCTTGGCCTTGTTGATCTCGTCGATGGCACGGTCTGGGTCACCCAGTTCCACGTCCATGTAGAACCCTGCCTGCTGGAGCTCGAGGATTTCGTTCTTGGTCTTGCGCATCACATGGGTGACGCGGTAGCAGCTCTGGATGTCCGAGGTGCCGTAGGGCAGGAGGATGTCTTCTGCCGGGATGAAGATGGAGGTCTGCCGGCCGATGCTGGGGTCGAAGTAGACCTTCTTGAAAGCCGAGCCGGTGGCGGGGAGGCTCCAGAGCATGCGCTCGTGCTCGGGGCGGAACTCTTGCATGACCTCGGTCAATTGGAAGTTCATGTCCTCTTGGACGCGCTGGGCTGCCTCTTTCTTGGCCGGGGTCTCTTTACCGACGATCTTGGTACGGACTGGACCGGCTGCAGGGAAGGTCTCAGTGATGGTTTCTGACTGAAACCTGACAACAGCTTCGGTGATCATGGGGTGGAAGACACCGGAGGCACCATCCCAAGGTTCGGTACGCTCTTCGATCTGAAGGCCCAAGAGCTTCAGGCCGGTGACGTAAGCCTTCTCCCACTCCTTGCGGGAGTTTTTGTCGTTGTCGATGTCGCTGTCCAAGTCGGAGACCATGAGCTGGACAGAGCTCTCGGGGAGGAACTCGGCGAGGTTGGCGTCGAAGTCATCGATGCTGGGCTCGCCCTTCTGGATGCTGATTTTAAGATCGCCCATGTCGATGTTGACCGCCTCGGGGTCGATGATCTCGATTTCGATGGGTTCTTCTGCGGTTTGAGCCAGACCCATGGGTTGTTGGTACAGCGCTTTGTCAATGTTCGTTGCCATGTTTACACCTTAGTAATAGGCCGCTTTTCGGCGGCGGAGGGTTGGCTGGTCTTCTTCGTCGCTCTCGAGACTGATGAAGCCGCCGCGCCTGAATCTGAGCAATGCTTGGCTTGTTGAGTCAACAAGGTCGTCGTGATCGCCGTTGGGGAAGGATGCGAGCTCTTCCATCAATTCATCCGCCCACCTTGTATCCGGGCACCAGACCACCCCGGAGGCAAAGAGATCGGAGATCGCGTTTACACGCGCAATCTTATCGCTTCCCTTGCCCGGTGTGTACTCCGAAACAGGAACACCGATCTGCCGGAGTTCATAAATCAACGGAGCGCCAGAGGCGCGTTTTTCGATGATCAGGGTGTCGGGTTCCCAGTCTTGGTAGAGATCGAGGGCCTTTTGCTTCAGCTCCGGGAACTCCATGCGGGCTTTGAATGAGTCAAGGCAGATGATGTTGGGCTTCATCTCGCCCCTTTGGTTGGGGTGATCGAAGATTCCCCATGTGGTGCAGGCCGAATAGTCGGAGCGGTTGGACTTTTCGAAGGCCGTGTCCCAGCTTTGGATGACATATTCGCACTGCGGGGCGTTTTCCGACTCCCAGACCCGCCAGCTGTCGCGCTTAATGATCGCGTTTCCCTCTGAGGTGGGGTTCTGTTGGTACTGGGCCTCCCACTTGGAGACGGGAATCTCAGCCTTGATGGCCTCCAGCTCTTCCTTCTTCCAAAAACCGGGCCAAAGCGGGGTACCCGACGGCAAAAGAGCGGGGAACTCAATGACTTCCCAGTCGTTTACACCGTCTTTTTCCGAGTTCTTCAGGATTTGGCCGGTCAGGTCCCTCTTGGACCACCGGGTCATCACGATGATGATCGCACCACCGGGCTGAAGACGCTGCCGAGGGCCGGATGTGTACCACTCATACACATTGTCAAAGACTGCGGGGTTTCCCTGCTTGGCTTCTTGTTCCGAATGGGGGTCGTCGATGATCAGCAGGTCTGCGCCCTTACCGGTTACCGCACCGCCGACACCGATAGCGAAGTAGTCACCCCCGGCGTCTGTGTTCCACCGGCCAGCTGCCTTGGAGTCAGAGGAGAGTTTCGTTTCAAAAACCCGGGAGAAGGCTTCCGAGGACACCAAGTTCCTCACCTTACGGCCAAAACCCACAGCCAGTTCTGCGGTGTGAGCAGTCTGGATGATCTTCTTCACAGGGTATTTACCTAGAAACCAAGCAGGTAGCAGGTAGGAAGCAAACTCGGACTTCGTATGCCGAGGAGGCATGTTGACGATCAACCTCTTCAGCTCTCCCTTGGCAACGCGTTCAAAAGCGCTCGCCATGATCTGGTGGTGTTTACCGGAAATGAACCCCGGCCACATGTGGGATGCGAAGTAAATGAACGACTCTTTGCACTTCTCGATCCTGTCGTATTCCAACAACATCATGATCTTCGCACGCTCAAGGTCATCCACCAACGGGATCAGCTCCCGGTACTTCTCCACCTCATCACGGGTCATCATAGAGAAGCTACCCCGCGAACACTGCGGTCGATCAGCTTGATCGAG